CATGAGTGTTTTTTTATTTTGCATCATTTTGTTATAAACATGTTGATCAGTAGTTAATTTCATCTTAGATGTTTCAAAGTCTTCTATATTTACATCTTTAGGATATTGAATTGTGAGTATGTACATAGTCATGTTTTGAAGGGGCTTAGGCAAAGTGATATGAGACTTAAATCTATTTCCTCTATGTTCTAATTGATCCTTTAAGAAGTACACCCAGTAAGGTTCAAACATAACGATATAACCTACTGAATTTAGATCAAGACCCATACATTGTTCAATCCCAATTATCATTAAGTTTAGTAAATGACCATCATTATTATCAAGTTTCCTATAATAGTCCACAATTGCACTTTGCTCATCTTGACTAAGCGATCCATTAACACGTGCAAAGATGCCCCCCATTTCACGTTCAGCATCCGTAGAAAGTTCGTGATAATCAGAAACACGTAAATCAGGAGTCAATTCTCTCCATCCATGAAGTATTAAATAATGTGCTATCGAAGCACTTCCTGAAACACCTACAAATTGACTATAAAGAAGACCTTTTCTCTTTGTATACGCTGGATAAATTTCTTTGAGAAAGTATTCAGCCTTAGGAGAAGATGCCTCTTCTTTGTTCATTTTATATATTTCTTCAATTAACATTTCCTGGGTATATCCTCCATCTTTATAATATTTTTCAATTGCAGCACTCGGAATGAAATTACAATATTGACGGGATCGAACTCTAAATGACCCCATTATTGAATCAGAGGTTTGGAACTTTTGAATGTTTCGAACTTTACGTCGATTATCAGCCTTAACTTCTTCTTCAATTTCTTTTTCACGAACACGAAGATAGTTAGAATACTGATTCTGAGTCATATGGATATCTATCTTTTGCTCAGGTAATATAGTAGGATATAGAGACTTATCTTGCTTTCCTAAATATTCTGGTTTCATTCTTGATACTAATCCAAATATGCGATCTTGAAAATGAAATTTATTTTTTATAGTCCGTGATTCAAGATCGAAAAATGCTTCATTAAATTCTTCTTCATTTTCAGGAAATAATTTTTCACCAGCCAGTAGATTAAATGCTGCCACTAATTCCATCGGAGATGCTGCTATAAGAGATCCTGAAAGCATGACAATTTTGCAATCAGAAGTCATCATTAAATCATAAAGCCTGATCATAGACTCACTCCCGTGTGAAATTTTACGGAGCATTAAATGGGCTTCCTCTATAAAAATTAAAAATCCATTCAGATTCTTTAGTCTCTCTAATTTTTCTGCTTTTTTCTCCATTGCAAATGGATCAATTTCTCCATCCGGGTCAATCTGAGATATTTGTTTTTCAGTTGTATGACTCAACTTTACGAAGTGAATATTTTCTCTATTCAATTTATTTTTTGTTAACTCTTCATATTTATCAGCAGATTCTTTAAAGTTGTTTACAAGTGATCTAGGAGCAATTACAAGTGCTTTCTTATAGTCCAATGTATTCATAACTTCATTCATTATATGATATGCACCGAGGGTTTTACCCATTCCCATATGATGCCAGAGATAAAGGCCTTTACTCACATTCATTTTCAAATAGCAACCTACCAAAATCTGATAATATCGAAGAATATCTTTTTGATCACTACTATTATAACAAGCCATCAAAGCATCTTTCAATTGACTAGGAAAATTAGTATTTCTTCGATCTAACTGAGACATTTATATATGAAAAAAAATTTGATTTTATTTGTCTTTATATCTACTTATTCGTTCAAGTTATTAAAGTTAAAAATGTGTTTCACTCGTGTTGCTGATATTGACTTTGGAAGATTTACTTCCCACCGTGTTCTAGATTTTCAATCTACAACTACTATTTGGAGAACTTATGAGTTTAGTGATGAGCAAGCAATTGCTTATTTTCGCCTATTCTTTGATCCACTTGATCTTAATTGTCTTGATGGAAATATCTTCTTCCATAACTCTAAGACAAATTTGATTGACAGGGTATTATTCTCTAGGGGATTTTACCTGTGGTCTAAAACTTATGATTGTCGTAGACATGAATATAACCCTCAATTTATTGTACGTATGGGCATTTTAGCCTATGTTGGTCTTTCCTGTGAAAGCGAGAAGGCTGATAGTGCAGTAAGATCTTTAGTTAGCGATCAGTTGCTTCTTAGAGATTGGGAAAAGTTCATGTCTATGACTCATGAGGAGAAAGAAATTACAAGAGATGGTGTAATTATCATGTCTACTAAACTTCCTCCTACATAAGTTTGTTAGGCATTAATTGATTCGTGGTACCGGGATCAATTAATTAATAAACAGGCCACATCTTGTCTCCCCAACAAGGTGTACCATCTCGATACAAAGTTTATTACTAATTTTGTGGATCGAGGATCTGGGGGTTTAATTTATATACGCCGTCTGAACAGCAATTATTAATTGTGGAAGTTCGTCGCTTACGTGTATAACAAACCTTAAAAAATTTTTTAGGACTTTTTTTAAAAAATTAAACTACTGAATAGACAAAGGCTTCTAAGAAATCATCAGGTGATTCAAGCTGGATTTCGTCATTTACAATTAGATCAATAAATTGAAGATAATCATTCACTTTGACTATTTTTTTATCAAATTCTATCTTCATGTCATCAACAATTCCATCACATTCAATATAATTTTTATTCATTAAATCCTGAATAGTTAGGATTAATATCTTTTTTCCTAAATCAGAGGTTCTTTCAAATTCACTATAAGTAGAAAATATTTTGTTTAATATAACCGGGATCATATTGAAAAATAATCCATCAGGGTGGTCAATACCTTTATCATCATCTAAATCTAGATATTTTTGAATAAACTCCCAACTATACCCAGTGTTAAAATTTTCATAAAATTCACAACAATCGCTAGGATCAGAATAATGAACTTTTGCACAATTTAAACAAATATTTATTCCTCCATCAACTTTGAAGTGATAACCGTTTTTAAAATGAGGCATCTAAAAAGAACAATAGAAATAGAATATTTTAAAATCATATTTTCTATAATCTTTAAATGCTACCTTACTACCAGATTAATGTAAAATATACATTTAAGAATATTGAAAAGAATCATATGAAATTAATTTATACTGATTCATATGTGTGCTTAAATTGCATGTTAACTTGTCATAAAGTAGATGAACGATACCCAAATGCAGATGATTTAAAAGCATCATGTCCGATGAATAAATATATAACTGTTAACTATACTGATAATGAGGTTAATCTTCTTGAATCACTCAATGATGGAATTTTGAATAACTGGTTAAATGCACATAGTAATTTAACTTCTCGAGTATTAGAAATAATTGCTCTTAGGACATATGCCGCTTCAAGACGTGCAACCTACTTACCTGATCATGCCTCACTTAAATCAGATGGATTAAGATTAAGTAAAAATAATTATATGATGCGTTTTTTAATCTTATCTCAATTTGTTAAAGCCCCGATTATGAAAAATAACAAGTTAAGTATGGAGCAGATTAAAAACAAGTTAATTGAATATACTCGTGGAGAAATATATAACGGATTAGATTTAATTAGAATACTCGATAAAGGATCTCCATTAGAATTTATAAAAAATAAGAGAGAAAAAATAATCTATGCTTAGTTTATTTAAAATACTTCAGGTTCAGTAATATGAATTTTAATTCTCATTCTTTCACCAAATCGTACTCCCTTTGAATCAATCAATCTGAAATGAGAACTGTAAAATCCTGTTTTCAATTTGCTAATATCTAACTTAACTGCGAGCAACACTTTTTTATTTTCTCTTCTGGCAATCAAGAAAGTTTCATGTGCAACAACGGTACCTTTCTTACCTTCAGCAATTGGAATCTGGCAGTATTCACCGATTGGCTCAAGAAAGAAATTATCTTTCTGAATACAAGATGGCATATTCGATTCAACGACTATTGCGAAGACCTTCACAATTATACTTTTAGTACCTAACTTAATTTCATAATTATCTGGATAAGTATAATGCCCTTTAAAAGTAGCAAATGCTTTTTTTCCTCTTCGATGCATTACTTTTCCAGAGTAATTTTGTTCGAATTCAGAAGGATATCCAGCAGCCTGGATAAGTTCTTTATTACTGTGATAAGAAGGAGAACTTGCATTAGCAGGAGCAACAATAGCAGGAGTGGAAATTGCTTTAACTGAAATAGGAGTAGCGAATACCCTAACTAATTTGGAAGATTCAATCATTAATTGATATTCTTCTTCTGATGAAAATCTAATTTGATCCCCATCTTCATCATCATAACTGAAAATATATTCAGAACCTTCGGAAATCGTTTTGACAAATTCTAAAAATTTTAAATAAGATTTTGTAGAGATTCTTCTAAATTCTCCATTAATATTCAACTTGATAACAGTCATGATAAATGATAAAGTAATAGAAATAGAATGTTTAAAAATCAAATTTTAAATCAACAGGAACTTACATAGTTCCTACCTCGATAATCACTGATGCTTGGGCTATCAAATTCACGACCACTTAATCCCGGTTGTGGGAATCTCATATCAATATCCTTATTATCACGATAATCAACTAATGGATCATCATAAATTTGATCAGTTTCTGGTCTTCTCCATTCATAAATATTTCCATTGAATGCAGGGGCTTTACCATCTCTGATTTTATATTCGAGTGCAGTTACGCCAACTGGGGTGTTATTATCAATCCAATCTTGATTCTTTGATAAATCTTGATAATTATTATATAGATAGTTGGATGAAATTTGATCATTTATAATTTGTTCTCCAATTTCTCCATGTAAATCACATTGATCCTTAAGGAATGTTTCATAACTATCTATTTGATTACAACTTACATATTGATTAGCAAGGTGTTCATAATACGGATCAGAAGTTCCAGATACAGTTCTGCTAATCATATTAACGGAATCTAAGAAGTGTCTAAGGAATCGTTGCATATTCTGGATATAAACACGGACTGTCTTAAAATCAACAGTATTAATTGTTGAAAAATCAACACCGACATCAATGTAAGCAATAATTTCTTTAGCCTTTCTATATACATCTTCAGGACATCTACTTGGGTCGCAGTTATTTACAAATTCGACATAAACCTTTCTAACATCTCTGATATCCACTTTCTTATTAGTTCTTGTTTTCATAATTAAATCCCTATTACATTCATATAATTTGATTAGTGCATCTTTATCAGAATCACAATATTTTTTATATCCGCCGGTATATCCAGATACAAATGGACTAGATTTATATGATTTAACGGCACATCCGATTGAACATATAATAAAAAGCAATACTAATATTACCACAATGACAAGAACAATACTCATCAATACTTTTCTATCCTTTATTGTAGACATGATAAATTTTACTATATTAAAAAAAAATAAAAAACTATTATTATGTAAATGAATAAGTTTATAAAATATTTGCAATCTCAATCATTACAGCCGGTTCCTGATATGGATATAGTGGAAACTATGGCAGGAAATTATCAATCATACATGATTGAAAGCCCGATTTATCCAATTGTAAAAGTAATCAATGACAGAATGAGATTATACTTTCCAACTCCATATAAATATAATTCTAAAAATGATGATATAAAATTAATCAAGTATACCCAAAAATTAATAGCCGAGCATGCACCGGGTATGAAAGAAATTATTATAGATCTTCGAGGAAATCTAGGGGGAAATTTTACTGTATTTTATTCAGCGCTTTATGCTCTTTTACCAGATTATAAAAATCAAACCATAATAACAGGTGTTAATTCTATTGGTGATGAAATTATGGAAATGAAAAATATAAATGATAGTTTATATATTATATTTGATAATCCTAGCAAAAATGGAAAAAGTAATTTTCAATTTGTTTTAATTCCCCAAGAAGTTAAACACTCCGCAAAGGTCAAAGTGGAGATTAATGAAAAATCTATGTCTTCCTCTCAATTAATCGCGATTATGTTCCTTCAACTAGATGAATATGGACCAAGCAGAGTAAGTGGATATGCTCCTGAATTATATACAAATGGATCTGCTTCTGTACCTGGGTTCGATGAAAATAGCGTGGTATTTCCATATTATTATTTCAAAGATAAAAAAGGAAAAATTTATAAAGATGGAGTTGTCTTTTAATTTTTAGCACTTTTACCTGATCGAATATAAGGTGGAATTAATATTTCTTCTTGACCTACCGGAATACTAGATATCCAGAATAATTTACCCTTATGTTTATTTTCTAATATAGGTTTCCTATAATTCGATTTTATATAAATAGGTCCTTCATAATATTGAAGATATTTTAACCAGGTTTGAAGTGTATTCCAATTTTGCGAATAAATAATTATCTTTCGTGCATTAAGTAGTAAATTGACACTAGGATTTACTAAATTTAGATCATCAATGGATAAGTGTACTAAGTCTAAAACATGGTTATTATCTGGTTCCGCATTTACATAAAGTCCACTATCAATTATTATTTCTTTCACATGTTTAAATTTAGAAATATCCACGACACATAAACAAGAAGAATTAGGTCTACCTCTTAGTATATAAAATTTTTTAAATTTATCATTATTATAATTTTTACTATCAAGATCCTTATTATCAACTACCAACCAAGTAGAATCGGAATTTAGATAGATCATGTTTTAGATCTATTATTAAAAAAAATCAAATTAAAATTTTAACTTAGATTTTGCACTCTTTTTGAATTGAATATAACTAGGGATTAGTAATTTTTTACTCTCTTTTAATTCGAGTTTAACCAAGTCCATGTATTCATCATCGGTAGCGCAACCTGGAAAGTGTGAACACCATCCTCCTGCATTTTTTATTCCGAAGTAAATATCACCTAGGTGTTTATTAGTTATTCCGGACTTAAGAGTTTTATCAACATTGCTATCAATAATTATAACACCTCTATACTTACGTAATTGGAATATTATCCTATTTAGATCATTTGCATAAATACCTCCGAATGAACTGGAGGTTAATACTATATTCTGAACATGTAAAAAGAAGTCAGAATTTATTTCTGAAAGATATGGGAGTCTTATTATCACCTTATAATAATTTTTATCATCTATTTCCATACCAGGAGTGAGAACAAAACTAATCAAATTAGGAAATTCTTCTAGTTTAATAGATATTACACTATGAATTGCTCTAATATCTTCTTTTTGATATTCGATGGTTATATTTCTATTTAAATCAATAATACCTACATGTGGATCATAAACATCTACTAAGCCGGTTTGTCTATTCATGATTAATATTTTTTTAACTAGCTAAAATCAAATTATTCAACACCAAATTGTTTCTTAAATTGATTAAATCTTTTTTCAACCAAATCACCGGTGTCAACATCATCCATATCCATTTCTGCAAAATCATCGAAAAATGAATCAAGTTCATTTATAATTGTTTTTACATTGTCAGGCATTTTACCTGCAAATTGTTTCATCTTGGTTGCCATAATTTTTTTGAAATATGTTGATAATTGTTTTATTTCATTAAGTTGTTTAATGCTTACATCTTCTGAATTTTCGGAAGCCTCTGATACAATATCATCCATAAATGATCTAATGATTATAAGTGGATTTTCTACTTTCTTTGCATCTCTAAAATATGAATTGAAATTCTTATCAAATATATCACTTGCATTTTCTATAAAATCAAATCCAAGATCGCAACCACGGATATCTTTTTTCATATCACCTAACATGGACTTAATTCCATCAAAAATAATTCTAGTATTTACCTCTGGTCTCATATACACAGTATGAATTTCTTTACAAGTTGAGAAAATATTTCTTAATTTGTCATATAAAATTACACTTGATTCGTCTGGTAAAGTAATAAAGCATTCTGCAATATTCTCTATTCCGTCATCTTTCATAGAACAATCAACATCTTTTAGCAAGTATAATGCTTCTAATTTTTGACTAACTCTATCCTTATAATCAGATAATGAATATTTGATCAACTTACTTTTACCAATATTTGTAGAGATTTTTAATATTCTGGATACAATATTTGTATGAAGTAAATCATAATAAATCGTTTTAAGTCTGATTAATTCTTCTTTAGGACGATGACCTATACTGATACATGATTCAAGGCCATTTAAATTATATTTAGCAAATTGTTTATAAGTAGAGAGTAATTCAGTAGTGATCAAGGATAAATATTTTACTTTTATATTATTAGTTTTAAACATTACATTTAAAGAAACCATATCGGTTAAAAATTTTTTTATTAACTTTTTATAATCTAAGAATTTATTCAAGATTATATCAGCATTTACTAGATTAGTAGGATCTTCATTCATTCCTGAAAATTCTTTCATCATGTCCTCCATGTTAGGAGTTAATAGATTTTTCTTCTTCTTGCATATCTTAATTGCCTTCGCCATTTTACATAAAAAACATTATAACCTAAAATTAAAAATACTAATTAAATTTTGTCATTAAATCTTTTAAATCTTGATGGATTCTAGCATGTTTAGCCAGTGCTTTTACAGTATTACGAATTTTAGAATTTAATTCTTCATTGCCTTTCGAATATGCAGTCTTGATATTATCAATCAAGGTGAGTATTAATTCTTTAGTATTTTGTTCGCAATTAGGTACAATCAGTGTGGTGTAATCAAATTCAAGCATGGCTCTATCATTGTTTTCAGATATCTCTTTTTCGAATCTTAGAAAATATCCATAAACATAATCAACCAATTCTCTATCACATTGGAGAACCCTTCTTGCTGTATTTAATTTTCCGTTAACATCTTCAAATGCCGCTGAATCAATGTGGCCTCTAAATAGTTGAATCAATCTAATAAAATTTTGCATAAATATACCTACATTACTAGTGGATTGTCTAGAGATTCTTTCGATTGTTGCCTGTTTACTCATATTTATATTCTGAATAATAATTTACAATATAAAAATGGATTATCCAATTGAAATAAATACATTCTTAACACTGTCTGATGTGGATATGATTGATAATTTTAGGAAGTATATAATATTCAATGGATATGTAGATGAATTTGAATTGAAAGATCTCTTCTTGCTATATCACTCTGATATAGCAATATCACCCAGGTTTAATAAGAAAAAATTTACAGAGTTATGTGAAGGTTTATCGAAATTTGAAGATCTAGATATTATGATGATATTCCAAAATAAAGAAATTAACCTAGGAATATATAAAGATCATTTTGGAATTAAAATATTAGATCACCTAAGGGCTGAACAAGTTGAAAAATTATTCGAAATATTTAAAGATCCATTTATTTTATCTGATATAACCATATTAAGATTCATTGAAGATATAGAATTAATATATATATTAATAAATAAATATGGAAAAGATTATCTTTTGAATAAAATTGATGAATTATTACCTGGAATGGAAGTAAATTCAATCATAAATTTACACATGGTGGATTTAATTGACAAAAATATATTAGAATTTAGTCTAACAAATAAAGATATTCCTGATTCAGAAACGGCTATTCGATTATTAAATATTTTTGATCGAGATAAAAAATTTGCAGATAAACATCTTGATAAATTTGAAGATGAAATTTTAAATTATCTGTCCAATATGAGAAAAAAGAGTGCAAGACGATTTTGATAAATTTAGTTATTCAAATTTAAAATTTGAACATATCTAAATGTACTATTATTGGTGGCTGATTATCTTGTTTCTTTATTTAGGTATATTACTTTTGTATGTTATTTTGACATATATTATAAGAAGTGGTGAAAAAAAATCAGTAGAGGCTGATACAGTATTTTTCGCGATTGCATCTATCGTTACCTTGTCAGTTGTTCCACTAGTTAAATCTAACCTTTACGGAGAAGATTAAGATGTTTGATTAATTTATTAATTCCTTTTTCAATTCCGCCATATGCTTTTTTATGTTCTATATTCACTATTGAAATAATAGATAAAACTCCATCCATAGTATCCTTTAACATGTATTCTCTATTAAGTGCCTCATATACGTAGACCAATATAGTGTTTGCAATAATTCTAGCTGGATCATTAGGAAGTCTGATAGTGACTGTACTAACAACAGGGACAATATATGATTCATCTGTTAATATGCGTTGTAAATATTCTACTCCCCAATTAACAAATTCAGTAAGAAGTGTATCAATATTTACATTATCTTGATAAGTGAATTTAATAGCACCTCCATTATGTTCAAATTCAACACACGAAAGTAAATTAACATCATTCCCCTGTTCATCTATTTCTGTCATTTCAGTTCTATCAAAATTTAATAAAAGATCATGACTTGAAAAATTAATATCAGCAGAAGTATCTTCTTCTATCACTGCTGATATTTTTATTTTCTTATTTTTAGTCAAATAAGCGATCGGCATTTCATCAACATATTTAGAAAATATTTTCGAAGATTGATATTTTAAATCATGTGTGGATATAATAATTGGATTAGGAATTTTTAAATCATGTTTGATATTTAATTCAACTACACCCAGAGGTGCATCTCTAGATAATTTAATAAAACTTAATCTATTCTGAACATGATTTGTGATTATGGTCTGATCATCTGATTCTACCGTGATCTTAACTAGTCTTTTGACCTTCACATTCTTGAATAAGAAATTTCTAAATAAATTAGTTAATTGAACAGGCCAATTTTCGATTTCAATTCTACATGAATGAAATTCTAAATTAGACTGCTTAATTTTAGCCTTGTATTTAGAGGCTACTTTATTAATATCCAATATTTCATCAGACACTTTAATAATTTTAGGATCGAGTAATTTATGAGTCATTTTAAAGTATTATCTAATTTAAAAAATATAAATCAAATTGATTAATCTATATCTTGCTTGGCCTTGCCTCTCAAAAGTGAAGGCTCTGAAGCAATTAAACTACCTAGAAAATTATCTTCTCCTAAATCAGTTTCTCCTCCGTTTTGTTTAATTTGTTGAATCAACGAATTATTATTCATTTGGGGTCTAGATTCCAACTTAGCCCGGGTTGCGCTTATCTGTTGTTTATATCTTTCTTTTGAAATTTCTTCTTCATCCTCTGATTGTTCATCAAAATTAATAGGCTTTTTAGTCTGAATGGGTGCTGAAAATGAATTAACTTTCTCCTCATATGGATTCATCATAGGTTGTTGAGGCGGTGGAGGCGCTTGCTGCTGAACAGGCTTCATCTTGTGGAATAAAAGTTTCTTAATTATTTCTACATCATCTTCAATATATTCACCGCTTAATAACATAGGTGTTTTATTATATTTTTTCTCTTTTTTAGTTGCTATCCTAACTTCACTCAAACCATTTTTATATGCTAATTTATATTTTTTATCTATTTTCTTCAGCAATTTAATACTGTTCTCATTATTTGAGGTAATCAATATGTGATCCATGTTTAAAAAAATAGATTATTTTTTAAAATTAGAATATCTATTTTCGATCATAAAAACATTGATCATCTTGCTTGATTGTTTCTATTTCCAGCGAGTATGAAATATCGTATTCAAGCACTATCAACTTGATATCACCGTCATAACGTAGGTCAATGGGAATTGTAAAATTATCATCATCAACCACTGTTATTGGGAGAGCGCGCTGTAAATATCTTCCATTCTTATCTCGTGTATAAACTCGAAGCCCATTAACAAGCCCATGATCAGGTGAAAATATATTAGTAGCCGCTGCTGAAGTTGCCTCGCCTTCAATCACTGGATTAGGAAAGACTATTAAGCCGGCTTTATCACTGATAGTCATGGTTGTATTTGTAAATGTAGTTTGACTCATCAACTCGATTGCTGGAAATGTGCCTTGATATACGATATGCTCAGCGGTAGTTTTTTCATTATCAATCAGCATGATATAATTAAATGCCTGACATGATCCATATTTAGTACTTAGGCACGTTAAATTTATAAATAACTCTGATCGATCTACATCATCTGGAAATGCATCAACGTGTATCTTTAAGAAGCCAGTTCTTACATTAATAGTCGCATCAAAGTCAGATAATTTAGCAGTGTTTGTTTTACATGAAATAGCAGATAGATCATAAATATATTTTCCATCATTATTGTAATTATCAATATCTGAATTAGACAAGCGAAGGTCTATTCGATGATGAATCCTACAAAAATCTTGGACCATATGACTTTTAACAAAGCCTTCCGAATATTGCATTATGTTATCAGCCAATGTATCGGAGGCATTTTTATATTTAAGGTCTTTTATATCCCTATTAGTGTAGGATACTTTAGTGATTTCTTCCCCACTATTCTGATTGATAGTTCTATTAGGGACCATTCTCCCGCTCACTTTCTGCTTGGTACCAACATACATATCTTGTGGAGGATGATATTTATCACGAACAGCAGTGATCTGTCTATAAGGTGTTTTGTACAATATATTACCAGGCTGATATGACATGATTTTTATTATAAATTTAATTTTTATAATTTAAATTATGTATTCTCAAATCCCATTTATTGCACTCTTTGCTATTGCTACATTGATTAAGGAGTTATTTAAGTCAAGTACATTCTACCTCACTTTATCAGCGGGTATTGTATTTGGAGGTGCATTATATGACGTTCCTATTGAACTAACAATAATATCTCTTCTATTTTGTCAAGAAATACATTATAGGGTCATGCCAAAATTTTAACATACTCTTATTTAATTTGATTTTTTATTATCATCAAAATCTCAGATTTTGATATCTTAATATGCTTTTTAAATCAGTTGGAATAATTGCTTTGTCAGTGGTCGGATTCGGGTATATTACCTCAACAACCGCGATAACATATTTCATAATCAGACGTAAATATAAAGATAGATCAAATCCAAAGATAATTTTAGGTAGCCTGGGAATAATTACTACTCCCATTATTTTGTTATATGGGGTCGGAGCAACGTTAGGAATCGCTTCTCTATGCTTTCTAGATCAGTTTATCATACCAGTTCTCAAGATGGAGTATTACTGAAATTTAAATTTCAGTTTATCTAATTTGGATTTAATAAATTTGATTTTTTTATCACTGAAATTTAAATTTCAGTTTGCTAATTTAAATTTCAGTTTGCTAATTTAAACTTTATATTTAATTATCTTAGATATGGATCCTATTTTTACAACTATTTGTGTCATCGCTGTTGTTATTGCCATTGGAGCAATTATGATTAAAGGTTTTACTGGAGAATAAATTTTGATTTTTTATTACTGAAATTTAAATTTCAGTTTGCTAATTTAAATTTCAGTTTTCTAATTTATATTTGATTATGTTAAATATCCTTGGTAAAATTATAGCTTTTATATTTATTATGATATGGGCAGCATATATCACATTATTTATAAATATAATTATAAGACTTGCTGATGAAGTAGTAGAAGATGATATTATTTTTAGAAGACGCAGGGAGCATCCAAATTTTAGATAATAATTTTTTTACACTATGTAAATGGAACAAGCAATGTATTTAGTAAACGCAATTATGACAATCTTAGTCATCATAATTCTTTTCCTTATAATGATTTATTTAATTCAGATGATTAAAAAAAATTATGATGATATGAAATGATTCAAATTTTATTCTTCTTTATCACTTTTTTTGTTTGATGTAATATCCCATAATTTATCAATTGTTGATCTAACTTCTTCATAATCTTCACCTGCTAAAATAAATCTAGGATGAAGGAATCCATGAAAAGTATTTGCTTTGATTGTCCTAATTGTACCCATTGCTAATGAGGCTTTAATAACTGAGCCAATTCTTGTCCCGAAATCAATTACTAATCCTGCAAGTGCTGTACATGCTGCTTTATCGAAATCATATTGTTTTTTAGATTGTTTACGAAGTTTAGTAAGATGGGTATTAACATCTGCTAAAATAGTTTTACCATGTGGAGTAAGAGTAAGTTCTTCTAATTCAAGATATGCTTCAGATTGAGATGGATCAAATCCACTACTTGATACTTCTTCTCTAAGTCTAGCAAGCATTCCTGTATTAAATAATGAATGAAGTGGACCTGTACATTCAACTCTACTAAGATTGTAAAGACTACATTTTGATGGATTTTCAGTAGATTCAACATTACTATTAGAAATTTGTTCATCAAGAATTCTTCTACATTCACGTTTATGTTCAACAATCATTCCATTAGTGTAAGATAGGATTGCTTCATTTAACAAATATTTAGTGACTGTTGGAGCACGAGCAAGTCTAATACATTGGCTAGTTAATTTACCTTTCATCAACCTGTCTGAAAATGATTGATGTTTAACAGGATCTGACACTGATTCTAATTTGTCTTCAAGAAGTGAAAATAAGTTATCATAATCATAAGATTTACCTTCTTTTTCTGCTTTTTTAGTAAGAACACCTACTGTATCTCCAAATTCATCTTTAACACTTTCTTTCCAATCTTGATATTCTTGTTTTTTAGATTGGTTGTAATCACGTTGTTGTTTAAAGAAAGTATCTTTAAGTGCTTTCTTTTTGTCTTTAAGTAATTTAATTTTCTTAATTTCATTTTCAGTTCTTTTAACTTCATCTCTTAATTTTTTCTCAAGTTGTTTAGATCTTGTTGATACAGGTGCTCCACTTTTAACAAATGAACTTAAATCAAGAGTGTTAACAATATCATCAACAGTTGTTTCATCTTTTGAATTTTCAAGTAATTTATCAAGATTATCATTAAGTTTTTTAAGTTTGTTTGTTTCAGTTCTGAGTTGAGAAGGTTCATATCTGATTTCATTAATTTGTCTTTCAAGATCTTTACTTTCAGCGGTTTGTTCATACTCGTTTTCAATTTTTTGTTTTAATTTTGTCAATTCTTCATAGGTAGATCCATTAATTGCTAAATTAAGGATTGCTGTAGTAGGACCAATCTTAACTAAATTCTTAACTCTATCTGCGGATGTTTGAACTGCTACTTGTGGTGCTGCCATCTTCTTCTTTTCTATTATTATGTGATTTTTTCAAATAGAAAATAGGTTAATTTCTTATTAAATAATTTATTTTTTTACAATTAGTTATAGTTGAATAAATTTGATATTTTAATCCGCTATATTTCTTATTCTATCATGAACAACGCTATTTTTGATTTCAATATTTATCATCAAAAAGTTGAATCTAGATCATATGGCAATTATGTAAAGACTCATGACCTCGTAAAAAAATTTATATTATCCAAGGTTGAAGAAATCGATCCTTCTTTAATGACCCCGGTTGCAATGCCATTTATAATGGATGGAGTAAAATCAGTCAATGATAAATTTTTCATTGCTTTATTTAATTCTAGAAATTTACCTGAAATTAATTCGCTTCCAATTCATGATTCATTGAAGACAATTTTGAGAACAGCCCAGTTCTCATACCTCACTGCTTACATTATGGTTCATTCTATTCAAAAGTATGATCAATTAACCAGTTATTGTTTGTGCAGCATGAAACAAGGAGAGGATATCAATGATGCTGATTTGCAATTTGCTAAAAATTTATACCTTAATTAAATTTTTTTATTTTGTTTCGTTATCTTAAAATGGATTCAAATATGAAAAAATTACTTATTGCTGTAGTTGCAGTTGTTGCTGTTTTATTCATGATAATCGCAGTTGGGTGTATTTTATTCTGTGTATCAAATGGAAGTGATATTAATTTATTTGTAGGAAATGATTCAGAATACAAAGACTTGGTTAACTCAGTGAATACGAAGTTATCAACTTGTGCAAATTAAATTAATTTAAATTTTAATACAATAAAATGTTCTATTCAGCTGGAAAAAAATTAAAACTATATGATAACAACTTAGAAGTTATTAATTTCGATAGCGTGATTAAAATAGCAGATCCTATCACTATTGAATTCCGTTATATAAAAATTACCTCAGATCAGTTTGATAGAATTGGTAAAAGCGAAATCATGATTGTAAATAATTTGCGGACTTCTCAAACAAAAGAGAAATCAATGGATATAATCACCTATTATGATGACGATGTAAAAGTGAATAAATTCTATATAGGTGATCACAAATATAAAACTTGGAATGTACATGCATTTGATCCCAGTGAATATGGAAATCCTATTTGTTATCACAATGTTGGATATAGAGATGAATCTATAACAATCACCACCAGGGCATGGGAGATTGACAAATCAGGACCAGTTGATAGGGCATTTGGATGTTTACGCGGTATATTCCGTGCTGCTAAACCAGCTTCTCCTTACTTTGAACTTGCTGATATTGCAACAGGCTTTACTAGCAAAGTCATAACTGCTGCAATTGATCATGATCAGTTCTATGAATTTACAATGCAATTTAGACCAGATATGTTTATTTTAGAAGGTTATTATATATGTATTCCAGGCTTAGATAATTATAATGAGCAACTTAAAATACTCAAGTATAGATTGATCAATAATAGAATTTACTTAGTGGACGGAGATACGTATACGGAATACCCATTTAGTTATTTTGTAATCAAGGTTGATAAACAACCTAGAAAAGATCTTGCTGATTTTGATTTCATGCATTCATCAGCAGAATTGATAGGCTTATTTCAAGAGCATGATCGCAATTCAAATTACAGTCAGTTAATGGAGGTTAATAGAAATAATGAAGATTTTAATTTAATAACAGAGTTATTAGATCTCGATAAGAAAATAGAGGAAAATGGAAATGATTATGACAAAGCATTGTACGAAGCGACAATAAAACATCTTAGTGATAATGCTCTCAAATTTATAAAAAAATAAATTTGAGCAAGTTGTATAAAAAAATAAATTTGAGCAAGTTGATAAAAAAATAAAATTATAATAAATGTCTAAATTTGCTTCTATAATTTTCTGAGATTATAGTCTTAAATTCTTCTTTCACTTCGTCTATAATATCTTTCTCAATTAAATCTTCTTTTAATAGGAAATCTATTTTTTCTAATAATTCTTCAATAATGTGTCGTTTAAATTGAATAATAACTGAAAATTCGGAACCACAATTAATTCTTATATGATTATGATCATCAAATATAACTATTTTTGAATTTAACTTAACTGGCTTATTATTTTGTAGCAACTCCTTTACATAATCTAGAGCAGTCGGCGAAAAGAATATACTATTCCAACATGTTTTCTTATCTAATGTTGTATATTTCATAAATACCTCAAATTCCTTAATTTTTCTATCCTTTATTATCATTCCTAGCATACCACTTTGATCAAAGTCAGAGAGAATATCAAATGAATATTTTATTATACCTTCCATAATCAGATTAAATTTAAATACTAAAATTTAAATTTTAGTAATAAAAAATCAAATTAATTTAAAATGGTTATTGTTAAATATGAAACGAAACGTGAACATAAACAACCTCCTCCACCAAGGCCTCCTAAAAATGATTTATTGTACTTGCTTCTATTAAATTAACTTGCTTAGAATTCCTAATTCAGGAGTGTGTTTTAAATGAGAATATAAATAATCTCTAAATTTTTTATCATTGTCTATTATATCTGAATTTACTATGAATGGAAGTGCGTATTCTATAATTCTCATTATTCTAGGCAATGCATCAGGACCTGAATCATCCGCGATACAAAGCCCATTACAGTAAAATGCTAAATGCTCACTTTCTTGATGAGTGATCCACTTGAGAGTCAAATTTAAATAAACTTCATTTTCTAAATTATCAATTATACCTTTGATAAAATTTAGATCAGCTCCTCCAAAGAATATAAGAGCCCATAATTTATCATCGCTTATATCACAATATTTCATAAATTGATTGAAAAGATTTATATCTTGATATTCTGATAAAATTTCAATGAGAATATCCTCATGCTGGCTGGAAGGGATTACTTCGAATATAACTGATAGTAATTTTTTATCCATTTTGATTGAGAATGGATTTGTCTAAAATAAATATGATTTTTTTAGTCTCTAAATCTACGATCGTGGTTAGTAGTTAAAAATGAGTAAGCCTGTGCAATTTCTTATTTCCCAAGCAGTAAATGAATGGTTTTTAAGTGAATCTAAGTTCTCTGGATATAAAGATCCAACTCCTGAAAGTACTCGTAAGATTCTAGGAAGGGAAACTTTAATCGTATTTTATACGTTTAAATATCAACTAGGATCTGGTGTCTTGAAATCCTCTGAAAAATTCTTAAATCTTAAATCTCGATGTTATAGCGAATCTATCTTTTTCAAAACTGTATCAAAAGAAATCTACTCTAACATGTTAGAAGGATTTGCAGTCAAGAAAAGAATATTAGCCAGATTAGATGTTCAATTTACCATTGCGATTATAGCAGGATCCGAATATCGTAGGGAGCTTGATAGAGTACCTATCAGGTCTGGCCATAATGCTATTGGTAGAACACATAGAACTAGAGAATTAACAGAAGAATTTATCAATAATGGATATTTAAATTACCAAGATTATAAAGATTATTTTATGAATGAAGATGAATTTAAAAATTTTATCATGCTTGAATTCAAAACAATAATCAAAATGAGTCTTGGTATAAGAATAAGATCATTATATAGAGAACATAAATACTTTTAAGTTAACCATTCATTTTGCTTATATCATGGACGAGGTGATAAACCACGCTACTCGTTTAAAGTGGATTATCTTGCAGTACGGATATCCACCCCTACCATTCTATGTAAGGACATAAATGGCTGGTAAAGTTAGTACGAAAAATCCAATAATTTTAACTGCGGTTATTGGGGCCTAATGGGTAAGTTAGTACTTGTGATTTGTAGCCGATCACAGGATTTTATAATCAATGTATATTGATTATAAGATGTGGGCTGAACTGACAATTTGCTAGTGGTTGTTGGGCCTATTTCGATAGGTAAGCGAACTATCTATAATCCTGCAACTGATTATAGGGCCTGTTAAGGTCGCAAATGGTTGTAAGAATATAAATACTTATATTCACCCTTTTTTGAAAAAAATTTAAGAGAGTATCTAATTTGATTTTTGTCATCCAAAATTAATTTTGGATACCTTAGATTAACATTTGGATATTTCAAAATGAATTGTCTAACAATATTATTCTCAGTCGTCATAATAACTAGTTTTGTATTAGTATTTTCATTATTTACAACAGTGTTATTTATCATCTTGATAAAGGCTCAAGCAGGAAGTGTGATAATACTTATGGCGTGTTTCTTAACCGCACTAGCATTTATATCAATTTTGTTAACAATTGGATATAACATGAATAATTTTGATTTTTTTATCATCCAAAATAAATTTTGAATATGGAAGAGGAGAAACTAGAGGCTTGTCAAAGTTTAGAAGAATTAAAAACATTCTTAGATTCTCATAAACCTTATACTGATTTATTTTTAAGCATGTATCACAAAGAAGTAGCAGATAAAATCTCAAATTTAAATATATTAGAATCTGATATCTCCAACTTACAACTAGGTACAATGGTTCATCTTGATCTTCTATTAAATTTTAAAAACTCATTTGAAAAATACATTATAATAAGGAAGAGGTTAAATTATTTACATCCTTTTCACTTCTTTACTATAATGACTAGATGTGATCATAAAGTGATGGAATATGAATCTAAGTTTATTAATGAACATATTAGAAATATAAACAAAGTATCAAGTGGTACATTTCTTGACAGTTTAAAAAAGAAAATAGATTTTGATCTAATTTATGATGGAGCAATTAGATTACTTAATGAAGGAATAATAACTTTGGATCAAATTACTAATACTGTAATTAAGGAACCAGTTATAGAAAGGCTAAGATTGAAAAGAACCAAAGCACCATTGAAATTTTAAATTTCAATATCAAAATTGTTAATTTCAATATATAAATTTGATTTTTTATTTAAACCCATTAATAGTGATATGGCTACCGAGGAATTAATTGACGAACTTACAAATATGAAATGCGAAAAAGATGTTAAAATGTCCATAACAGATAAATCAAATCAAAAATCATTAGTACACCCACACGATAGTAAACATATTATAAATGAAGGTATAGACGATATAATTAGTTATTTACGTAATGATATAAAATGTGAAAAGAAATATGGATATATGGATTCTTTTGAAAATGAAAGTGATAAGCGTCCATATACAATATTATGTCCAAATATTATATTTAAGTCAACTGATGATAATTATTGGCTAGGTGCTTCTAAAAAATTCTTAAGAAATAAAGTTAGATCAATTCATTATGATGACGGAGATTCATATACACAACTCATAGAAGATAAGTCGAAGATAGATACAATTTTACCTATGTATAATTTTAGACGTAGATATAAAGATCATATATTCGAGGTTAAAGAATTCTAAATAAATTTTGATTTTTTATTATCATCATCAAAATATAAGATATCAAAATCTGAGATTACGATATGGTCGAATTGTTTATCACTGAATCACCATTTATAATTAATAATGACTTACTAACTTCTGGTAAGATAAAAGTGAGAACATCCTTAGAATATGTGGATGTTGCAATAGCCGGAAATAACCATATAAATAAGATATCATTCTTGAAAAAATCATATTCTATAGTAATTATTGGAAATTGTATCATTGACGAGATGTATATTCATGCTGGTGATATTACATCAAAGTCAGATTGTGTAATTAGACATCTTACTATAACACATAGTTGGGAGCTTAACACAAATAAACTTGAGATACAACATTTAAATATAATATCATTAAGGGGAAATATAAATGGAGAATATATTGAATCTATAAGAGTAAATAGAGCCTACGATGACCTAGTGGTTAATACCAATATGAAATGTTTATGGAGAAATTCTTTACCAAGCAATGTTATGTTTAACCTTACTCAATCTAATCTGAGAGATATAGGGCTTTATAGATGTACCTTACTTGGTGTTCATGATAAATGCGAGCGACTTAAAATATATTCAGATCAGATAGTAGATTTTAATAATTTTCCTAATTTGAAAACACTCATAGTATATCCTAGATCCCACTTCGAGGTGGATCTAACTGAGTCGACATCAAAATTAATTATCTTCAAGACTTATGATGATGTAGATTTTAGCAACGCTAGGTTAGATCAAATAACACAAAAAATTATTTTTAGATCATCTGATAGTTCCATCTTCGAATACAGGCCAATGTCTGATGATATTCAATTTACATGTAGATGTTATGGAGGCGGAAATTGTAAAAGCGGACTATCTTGGTGTGGGATGGCTACTTACGGGTATTCAAATTTTGGTAAATATCGGGATCTTAGTATTTACGACTTATCGATGAGAAGTAGAAAAAAATCAGCAAAATCATTTTAGAATTTCTAAAATGATATTGAAATTTTAAATATGATATTGAAATTTTAAATTTCAATTAGATTATTTTTTTTACTCGAATTTCCTCAATTAAATAACAACCTCCTTCGTTGAGATCTCTGTTGAATATTAAATGACCTTCTTTATTGATTCTGATTCGATATATATCAAGTTCATCTCTATATACTCTAGTTCCAATTTCGAAATTATCATTGGAGTATCTCATAAATTCTTTGTATGTAGCAGAACCAGATTCATAATAACCATTTTTTAATCGATGTTTATTTAATTCTTCATTAGCAAGATTTAATACTTTGTTCATCTTCCTAATGTCGCCTGTACTACACTTTTTCCCCCAAAAACTACCATTTCGATACACTCTGCAAGATGAATGATCATTCACTAGGTCTCTTACTCTTTCTAAGAATGTTTTAAGATTACTCATAATGACTAGATTAGACTTAAATGTAAAAAAAATCAAATTATTTTTTAGACTTTCAATGAATCTACAATTTCCTTATCTAGGAAGTGATATAAAATCTGCTTCGGATTATTAGATTCGATTATATTAGTGAATAATAAATCACATAATTCATGATCTAATATTTTTTTAATTACCTTATACTTATTAGTTGGATTATCGATGTAATCAATAATTTCTTCATCCACGAACATCTTTAAAATTGCTATAACATTCTGATCCATTACATAGTCATAAAGTAAGTCATTATCAACAGATTCAACTAAGTATACTTTCTTAGTTATTCCACGGATATTTCTAATCTCGCCATTACAGAACTTATAAAATTGTTCTTGAAGATCATTGCTTGAAATTGTCTTATAATTCTTTTCAATATATTCTTTGAATTCCAATATGAAATCGAGTGTAAATTCCACTTTATCCCTATTATTAATAGATAGCTTTCCAGAATATAAACTATCCGATTTTTTGAATATTTCACTTTTATTATCACTTATAAATAAATTATATATTCGTTCCCATAACCCATAGTTGTTCTTTAAGAAAGGCTTATTATTAAATGACTCTTTTGTTCTTTTGTCTATTATTTCAATTGCCTCATCTATATCTTTATCTTGATTATTTTTTATTAATATTTCTACTTCTTCAATAGTATATTTAGCATTAAAATAAGACTCATTATTACATTGCCTAATAGTTTTGCAGTTATTCTGAATAGAAACAAAACATGTTTTAGACCCACAATTTAAACAAATATGATAAGTGTTATTACCATTTCTATAACCGTAAAATCCGTTGTTAATTTCTTTATGGGTATAAAGCATGATTGAATTAATTTAAACGATAAAAAATCAAATTTTGTTAAGATCATAATATAAAGAGATTGACCTTAGAATATTTGATAATGAAAGAAAAAAATTGTTTAATATAGTCATATCCAAAGATGTTAAAGTATTAATCACTCATTTCACTAGTTAATTTTTTTATACTATACCATAATTAGTTCTTCTAATGGAAGTACCATCTCTTAAGTGAATTTCAAATTCCCAACTTGGTACATATCTTTGATCATTCCTTATTTGATTATATAAGTCAAGTATTTGCTGTTCATAATTTTGGTAGTTTTCTCTTATTAAGTTGAACGCATAATAATTATGATTTAAATTACCAAATTCTACTGCACCCCCAAAAATATT